GTACTGCGGTAGCAACATAGTCAATCTCATTAGTATAATACACTCTTCCAACACCATCTCCTACAAATTTAATATAGAAGATGTCATTAGTTCCATCTAAAACTAAAAGCTCTCCGTGTGGAGTATTACCTTCATAATGTACGAAGGTACAGCGTCCTTGATTAGTTCTAGTAACAGCACTAGCAGCAGCTAATGCAGTACCATTACCACCAGCAGAAAGATCCTTATTAATCTGTAACCAACTAGTACCGTCTGTAGAGAAGTAGATGTCTTCTTCAATACAAGCAACTACTCCATCAGCATAGGGATATAATCCAAGTACCTGTGTAGTCTCTCCACCAACTGAAGCAGCACTTATACCACCTAGCTTTTCATATCCACTAATACGACGATACCCTCCAGTGAGGGCAGATTCAAAATTAATCAGTTGTCTAGCAAACCCTGGCTTCTGATTCATCTCTTGAGTTGTAGAGATTAAATCAAGACCACCTCCAACTGATATAGGAAATTGAGCTATATTCCCCATTAATATAAGAACCTAATACGATCATCACTAATAAAGTCAGGTTGATCCTCTATAAGAACTTCTCTCATTCGACGGATACCTTTCTTATAATCTTCTATAGCTAGTGATGCTTGTTGTGGATTTTCTTTAATCTGCCAAGCATAGTACCTGGCTCTAGCAATCAATGTAGAGATGAACTTATCTGGGATAACAAATTCATCAGTAGCAAGCTCAAGCTTTGTTGGTTGCTTATACGCATAAAAATAAATCCTGTACACTTGATCTGGAATTGGAGAAAGACCAAACCGAATGTTATCAGGATTTCTTAAAGTTCGTAGTGGACGTCCATATTGTGGATTCTCAGAAGAAAGGTCATCGTCCTCCCTAGCTCTGAAATGTTTCATCCAATAATCAATGTCTATATATTTTAATCTATTATTCTTATAAGGAACACTCTCTCCATCTACACCCATTGTAGTTAGATAGAATCTATCCCAATCTACAAAAGCATAATCATCATCCTTATCTGTACGATCTGGATTAAGAAGATACCATCTTTGACCAGCAACTGTTTCAATATAAGTATTTCCAAGAAACGGTTCTGAAGAAGTATTCTCAGCTAAGAATGGCCAACGATAGTGTTCAGTACAAATATCAAAGTAAGCTCTATTGACCAGAGCCTTCACATGATTCTGAATATTAACAGCAGAAGGAAAAGTTACATCAGTTAAATTAACTTCATTTAACTCAGTTAAGATTTCATTCACTACTTCAATATACGTGGTTGCCATACCTTTCCTTTATTAAAGAAGTAACCCCCCTGGTGCGCAGATCTTACGAGATGCGTGGGGGGTGTTGTTACATTACACTACGTCGTAGTAGCAAGCGCATAGTGAGGTAGGACGTAGAACCTTACGGCCCCATACCATCATACCACGTACTGCATCACCAAACACAGTCTGTGAACGGTAGCTCTCTACCTTAGTCATGTCAGATGCATAAGCAACAGCACCCATGTGACCAGCTAGAAGAACACCATCAGCATAGGTAGTGCTAGGAAGGTTGTTGGACTTATAAAGACTAAATCCACGTAGCTTACCTTCAGCTACTAGACCATTACGTAGACCACCTTGACCTTGGTTATAGTCAACAGACATTAGCTTAGAAGCAGTCTTAGCTAGAGACTCGTAGAAACTAGGACCAGCTACAACCCAACGATTCTCTTCAGGTACGTCTCGATCATCCATTAAACGAGCAAAACGAGCTAGAAGGTCTAGAGGGTCAACCGCACTAGTCTGACCAATAGATACAGGAGTAGTAGCTGCAATAGCGTTAGCTAGAGTAGTTACATTAGCACCTGAACCATCAGCACCGTAGATGTGATCTACAGGGGAGGTAGCTACATTAGCTAGGATAGCAGCTAGTACATTCTGATCAACTACCTTCTGAAGTTCATAAGCAGCACGATCAGCAGCTAGACTATTCCAGTTTACATGACTGAAACGAGTTTCCAGATCTTCGATAAGGAACTCGAATACGCGAGCCTGGTCGATGGTTAGAGTGTCCTCTTCATCAGTTAGAGCAGTACGTGCCCAGTCACCAGTACCACCACCACCTAGAGCACCACCACGGTGATATTCATAAGTAGTAATGCTTGGTTCCTTGATGATGTTTACAGTATCACCAAACTGAGTGATTTCACCAAAGTAGTCTGTATTACAAATACCTTCTGCAACAGATGCAGTACGGTAGGTCATCAGAACATTCTTAGAGTAAATCTCTGGAACCCAGAAAGCATTACCCTGGTTGGTTACGGTAGTGTCAAAGTTGACAGTGGTTGTAGGGTCAAGACCCTGGTGGTTAAGAATTGCCATAATTATTATCTCCTAATTACTCGGCCCTCTCTCTGAGCTTGCATGATCTCAGATTGAAGTTTAGCATAATCACTTATGCTTAGTGCTGCAATTTCGGAGGTAGTCCAAACCTTAGGAGAGGAAGACACTGGCTCTTGTGCTCTAGGAGTCCGTACCTGTTGAGCAGCAGGATTCATTGGTCTTGTGGTCGCCTGTTTTGGAGGCTCTGTTCGCTGACCGTGTTCGGCTTTATACATAGTAATAACCTTAGCAGCTTTATTTGGGTCAGCGTAGTTTTTATAAACCCAGTCTTGCATTTCCTGTGGTTGAACTTTCACCCAGTCGTGGAAATCTTTTGACTGTCTTAGATTATCAATATCAGGATGCATCAGTCGAAGTTCTCGTTCTGCTGCATTCCTAACTTGAATAGCTTTTTCTCTTTCTACAAATTCTAATTTCTTCTTTAGCCCTTCAGCTTCTTTATTAGTAATCTGATGGGCAATGGTTTCAACAACTTCAAACAGATCAGGATTAGTTTCCTTAAACTTAGCTAGTTCTTCTTCAGACTTTGGAGGAGTATACTTGGGACGATTCTTTGCAAGTTGCTCTTCTAGATCTGATTGCTTACTTTTCCATTCATTAACCTTACTATCATAGTGACGTTTGAGATCATCATATCGTTTCTTATAATCTACTGGACTATATACTTGAGTCTGTACTTCTTTTTGAACTGGTGCTTGTTCTTCTGGACGGTGGTCGATAACCACACTTCGCTTCTCTTTCCTTCCATTAAGAGCTACACCAACGTCATTGGCTGAAACAACACCACGCTCTACTTCACTCTGATCTTTAGTGTATTCCTTACGAGCATTATAAGGATTAGCTTTTTGTTCTCCTGTCATATTGTCCTCCCTTGGGCTGTTATACAGGTAGCAAGAGATAAGTTGTCTTATCCTTTATTACATCATCATACCAAGACCAGCCATCTCATCACCTGGAGGAGGGCCAGCCATTACATCAGGTGATCCACCAGGAGATACCATCTCTGATCCATCACCTTCCATCATCTCTTCATCTTCACCAGTAAGAGCACCGAAGACCTTATCTAGTGCATCTACAATAAATGGATTCTCATTTACTACTTGTGCTAGAGCTTCTTGCTCATCTGGTTCCAGTACATTACTAGAAAAATCTAGAAACATAGACTGTACTGAATCTTGTGGTTGTTCCATTGGTGGAGCCATGGGATCTGCACTCATTGGATCTCCCATTGGACCACCCATAGGTGGCATACCACCACCACCCATCTCAGGTCCACCTGGACCCATTAAACCTTGCATCTCATCACCCATCATAGTCTCCTGTTATCCAATACTACCATCATCAAATATTGGTGTTACAAATGTATCCCATTCATCTTTAGCTCTACTCCATTGAGCCATCTTATAAATATGTTTCTTTTGTTTATAGGTTAATTTTTTCCAATCCTCTGGATCAGTTAGTCCATAATAAGCGGCTGTTCCTATTGAAGGTATCCGTATTCCTGCGTTATCCGGTTGTTCATCATAAGACATACTTGGAGAGAATCTTTCTGAATAATTAAACCAATCTTCCATGTCTTGTGAAGTGGGGTTAGTTTGTTTATAGTATCTTGTAAATGCTTTTTTCCAACCTTCATCTGTAAGCTTTGCACGATCTACTACTGAAGAGGTGTCATCACCAAAAATAAGTGGTCCTCTGTATCTACCAACATCATTGTCGAAAGGGCTTTCTCTTTCTACAGCCCCTACATCTTTTAGGTATTGATATAATTCTGGGGTTTGTGGTTGAGGTTGTTCATGATAACCTTCTTCACCACCCTGAAGTAATCCTAAATCTGAATTAACTACCTTCTCATCTATTACTGACATGTCATTTCTCTAGTTGATAGTTAACATCTTTTAGGAGTTCTTCCACGAGTTCTTGTTTGCCTACGTTTCGCCATAATTCAGGAACCGCCCTTGATTGAGTATAAGATTTATGTATACTAGCAGCAACAGCTTCTAACACTTCCTTTAATTGAAATGCAGCATTCTTATTGCCACATAGTCTTTCAAGACTTTCTCTAGTATTTTTATTTAACATGTATATATTATATCATACTTTAAGTTAAATGTCAAGCTTTATTTGCAGAGAATTCAGGTTCACCTGGTTGAGGTGCTGCTCCAGTTCCGATATTTCCGTTTCCGTTACCGGTTGGACCTGCTGGTCCTCCTGGTGGTAAACCTCCACCTGGCCCCGGTGCTCCTTGCATTTGTGCCATTCCTGGCATTCCACCCATTGCATTCTGTAATCCGATGATTTCTGCATACGCCTTAGCCTCTTCAGGTGAATTGATAAACTCAGCAATATCAAAGTCAAGAGTCTTTGCAAACTCCTTAAGTACCGTCTCCCACTTAACCATAGGTGCTAGCATTGGATTAGCTGCCATCTGCATAAACATCTGTAGTCGTTGAGACCTTACCTCTTTCTGCATAACTGATGCAGTACCTAAGGCTTGAATTGTTAGATCACCATCAATAAATAAGTCACCATCATAGAACTGCATATTCCATGAATAGAAAGCCTTACCTAGTGGTTCTAATAGATAGAAGTCAAGGTTCTTTACAACAGTCTTAATATTGAGTGCAGCTGCTCCCATTAACATCGACATACCAGAAGCAGTACGAGTCATCCCAGTTACACCAGTGTTTCCATGTGAATAAGATGGGATACCAGTACTTTCATCAGCCAGTTGTCTGAAACGGTCGAACATCTGCATATTCTCATTAGCCGTATTAGGGAACTTAATACCATAGATAGACTGACCTGGAGCACCTGAGTTACGTACAAACTTCTTACCTGGATAGATAGTCATATCCTGTCCAGGAGCCAGTGCTGTCTCATCAATATCAAATACTAAGTTTCCAGCTAAAGCCAAGTTATCAACAGCCATACGTGCATGACCATTCATACCATGCTGTGAATCTTCCATATTCTCAGCTACACCAACACCAAAGATTGAATATGGATTCTCTTCATATGGCACTACATAATAAGGAATACGAGCAGGAGAGAAAGGATTAACTACCAGTCGTAGTAGCTGATCACCACAAATCCATGCATTGATCTGTAGTTCACTCTCTTCTTCATTAACATCTAGTCCTGCCTTCTTTGCTACCTCAGCATCTACAATACCCCAATACTCAAATACATCCCACTGATTACCTTCTAAGGATGGCATATGGTCTTCTGTTTGGATGGTTGTATCAAAGTTAGTATCTTCATGATTAGGGTGTTTAGATAACACCTTAAGAATAGCAGACATACTAAACAGTGGACGCTTTGCTAGTTCTCGTAATTGTACCCTATTAAGTACATGTTTCTGGATTACATACTCTGCATCTTCAGTACTGAATGCATTAGGATCTGGATAGAAGTTCCATACACTACAATACTCAATCATAGGAGACTTCACATACTCAGGAGAGTATGCCCGTATACCTTCC